CCCCTGGCGGCAAAAGGAAGTACGTCCACGAGGCTGGGCCTCACTCCAGGATTTCCCACTTAAACAGTTCGAAATATATGTATCAAAATATCAGGTAGGATATACCTAAAACACCAAACTGATAATTAAGTACTATATTTAAAAAGAGGATACCTCTACGGGAGTAAAGATATTATATCCCCAGTGACTACTAGCCCTCACTGGAATAGAGCTTCAAACCAAGGTCATCACATTCTAATACCCAACATGCTATGCATGCTGCGGTTAACATCTGTTGTTGTGTGCCTTTCCGTGTCCTCCTCCGTTGTTCCGACACTACCATCCAAGCCAAACATTCTTGTACGCGCATTCTTTAATGCCGCTGCCTTCATTTGTGCTTGTGCCTCGCGTGCTCTAGCTGGTGTTCTAGATGTGATCTCTAAGAAATCAAACGCATACTGTGCGAGGCTCATGTCGGTTAAATTTCTTTTTAAGGCATACCGTGGCATATACGGTTTTGTTATGTTGCGTTTAATAATGTACGCCTCTGCTAGTTCAGAAAAGTGTGCCATTATCTGTCGAAATGTTGGTTTCGCATGATCAAGAAGTGGTTTTATTGGAAATTCAACCTGCTTATCCTCATCCATCATCACCCACATCCCATTCAAGTTTGGTGAAGTGCCATTCTCTATACACCAAACCATTAATCCATTTAATACGATCTGCATTTGATCATCTTCGAGCTCGTAATCCTGCTTAACTCCATCATACCAAGCAGCGAATTGTGTTTGTGTTGCACGCGTGTTATATATATCAGTTTGCTGTGGTGTATACAACAGCAAGTGATCCAAGTTCACAATGCGTTTACCTCTCACCATTGGTAGATTGATTTTACTGTTTATTTCCCTGAGTCTAGGAACCGTCAAAGCTCCAGCACTGCCAACGTTCACATCAGGTTCTCGCACAATCGCTTGCTGACTGCCCTCCCCTTGATTTGTTTCTTGAGTTCTTTTCCGAACTTGATCTCGCCCAGCATCAATTTGTTCTGTCCTATCAGCTTGGAAACAAAACTCGTCATCCATAACCACATTGAGACGTTCCATAGTGTTGTAGTATCGAACAAGCTCACTCTCCGTGGCTGCTGTGCCTGTATACAAAGCCTTTAAAGCTACTTCCGAAATATATGGCGCTTTTCCTTGCGCTGCTAGCTCGTTGTATGGCTCTTGCTGAAGCACCCAATGATAAAATCTTCGCACTTCGTGAATCAGTTCGTCATGACCCCACGCCTCAATCATGGCTGCACAAATTGCTTCAAGTCTATGTTCAGGTAACTCAGCTCTATCCCACTCAAGTATTGACACTACCCGCTCTCTCTCCAGTTTAGGGATGAAAATACCGTCACGAAGAATTCCTTGATGTGACATGAACCACAATTCTGTTTTGTTTCTTGTTCTCGAGTTAAATGTGTAGTTCAGCCCTAACTGCTGAAAGCTTTCCTGAAATTTATCCAATAAGTGTTCCATGTCAGGGCGTATGGCTATTAGCAAATCGTCACCATTAATGTAATACCTGATGAAATCGTGTGCACTCTCCGTGATATGATTCACTCTCAAAGCATAATTCACTGCTAACATCACCATTATCGTGTTGTCAACTACTGTTGAAGGCTGTCCACTATTATTGCCTTTAAATTTCTTTATAATTGTTCCGTCGGGTGTAGCGATTGGAGTATATACAATCTCTGTGTACAAGTTTTCAAGCATGGTGTGTCCAACACCCCAGTCCTCCATAAAGTGTAGTCGAAGATTAAGCACCGCATTAATTAAGTATGGTGATAGAGAACTATCAAATTGCGACCCATCTGCATCACAGTATACGTAGTTATCAGGTAGTCTGCAAAGCAAGTCATTCCAACCACCATAAAATTTAGTCATACCAACACTAGATGGTAGAGCAAAATGCAGCGAGTAAAATTGGTTGTTGAAATCATCCACACATGTTTTTCCCCCAAGTAGCGTGTCAATCGGTGCTGCTGTGAATGATCTTGTTTTATTTGCAATACACTTCTCAATCGGTCTTAATTCAGCCTTTAATGACCCATTCCAGACTCCCATCTTCCCAAGAAATAACCGCTTACAACTCTCTTTCAACATTTCCTCTTTCTCTGACTCGCTATAGCCAGCTAAATACTCTCCTTTCTTACCTTTGTACAATGCACCAGTTGCAGCCTTTTTGTTCAGTGCATCAAAGGTCTCCACGTGATCTGTAATATAAGCACACTCCTTAAAGCCAACATCCGTGAATACTTTAATAACATCCTTAAAGGCCTCCTCAAATGCGTCACAATCCACTGACCCAACTATTATTGGTGATGCGTATTTCTTTACATCCTTTATGTAAGCTTCTCTGTTTAGCCTGCTCTTCTGGTAGCTACCGAGTAATGGTGTGAAGTAGTCGTTAGCTTGCTTGTCTAATGCCAGATAGGCAGCGAACAAGTTACACTTTCCTCTGACTACATGCTTGGTCACAAGAGCATTAGGTGTGCGGCCTATAGCCTTCAAGTTTCCATCAAGTTGTTCGTAGAGCCAATTTTGCTTAAATCCGGCCTGGAAGTTCCATTCGCTGTCATGTATGCTTGAGATATCTTTTGACAATTTGAACAGCCCACTTGCCAAATCATCCTTTATGTTTACAGCACCCCAGTTAGCTTTATCCACGTTTAACCGCCATTTCTTTGTCCATTCTAAGGAATCAATACACATTAACACTTTCTCCTCAAACTCGGATGGTATATTAGTGAACATGTTAGTTGAGCTAACAGTGCTTGACAAGCTATGCAAACCGATTATCTTTCCATCCTTCGTTGAAACAATGGGCAACCCACACTGCCCATCCTTAGTTGTAATCCAATGTTTTGTGAAAGCTTCTGATGGTGAGGGAGCAGTCACACTCGTTTCAGAAACTGTACTACTTATGCTTCTTGTTTGAAAATTTGATCCGACTAAACAAACCCTTTCTCCTTTCTCCACACACCTAAACTTCAGCTTTCTTGGGAATGGTGGAAAATCCTTGGGTAACTTGATTAGAATAATATCTCTTCCATTCACTGGGAATAGTTGTAGTTCTGTGGTGTTTGCTACCTTGAATTCTCCATGATGTGATTTCACACACAGAGTGCCGTTGTTACATCGGAACAAGTGTTGATTTGCTATGATAACGGACCCATAACCAATTCCGAATAGTGTAGCTACAACCCCATCAGATGTGTTTTGTAAGCTACACACCGTCATTGCTATAGGATTGTAATCACGCAATCCATGAAAATTTGAAGCACTTTCAAACACTAAACTCTCGGTTTCTTTCTCATTTCTTTCCGGCAATTGAGAATAAGGTATCAACACAGGCTTGCCGGTCTGTCGTAATTCCAACTCGCGCTCAGGGAAACCAGAAATACTTGGAACGATATCACCTAGTTGCAATGGATTATGAGGTGTCAGATCAACTTTAAGCACCTCCTTTGCTGCATTTTTAACAAAATATGCTTCAATTTTTGTGTTCAATCTCACCTGGTTTGGATCAAGTTGATCATCGCTAATGAATTGTGTTCTAACTTTTCCAAAGTGCTCTTGTACCATTCCCAAGTCAGTCAAGGGATTTTCATCAATTGTTGCACCAGTTAATGGATCAACGTACCTAGCAAAGGAATAATCAGTCACATCAAACCCATACATATTTACGAACCTACGTATCTTTGTCCCCATTCCACAGGTGTTGCCTTTTGACTTTCCTTTCGCTGTGTATGCGGAACCGAAATAATGCTCTAAGTTAGCGTCGTCTCCATAAACTTCTATAGCATGCTTATTGTCCCTTGCCTGACGAAATTTTAATTTCTGTCTCTGACGTTTATTCTTTGCTTGAAAACTATATGTCTGCTTTATGGTATCTTTGAAATGTGTATATAGCATCCATACTCCACCAATAAAAACCGTGCCTGCCACTATTGTGTCAGTTGTTATTAAACTTTTGTTCCAGTGCCCTTTCAACCGAAGGTGCTTACTCATCTCAACTTCTGATTGAAAGTGCAAACATTCGAGAGCACCATTCTGTCCAAACTTATCCACCGTTTCCCAGTCTAGCGTGATGTTCCGAAACTCCATTAGTTGTCCCTTAGCAGCTTGTAGCACTCCAATATTCTCTGCTGTGTGGTTGGTCATGTGCCGTGTTTTTATTGCATTTATAATGGAAGACAAACTAAAGTTCGAAGTTGATACAGATATACCTGTGACGCTATCAAAATACGCCTTCTTCCTTTGTTCAGCTTCAATTAATTTGTCAATGATTGCTATTGTTCGCTGGATGGAGCAAGGATCCGTTTGTAATGTATAGGCAATACGTGCTGCACTTGCACTTGAGACTCGCCCAAACCCGCTATCACTCTTATTATTTACAACAACTGTGTGTAGCTCGCTTATCAATTTTTCAGGAATATCTCGGGCATAAAATGGTATAGTAATTTCATCCTCCACATTCAATCGACAGCCATGCATAGCGTATTCTCGCGCTGTGTTCCAACCTTTTTGGCTTGCAGTAGGAATTGCTAACCGATTTAGCGTGATGTCGGAATCTCTTAGCTTATATGGGATTAAAAGCTTATGGACGGCGGCGTGCATCGTGCCATCGAACCGAACTAGTGGTGCTGTGAAAAAGATCGGTAGTTCAAAATTCATCATTGTTCGTGCTTGCGGGACGGTGCAATTGCTGAGTATGCTTGTTGACACGCCCTCAGTCATCACAGGGAGTCCGTATGTGAAACTATGGAAAGCCGCCTCCGTTGCCACTACACCTGGGACTGCCTGAAGCCCTCGCTCAGTACTACCAATTCTCAGAGCGACCCCTGGTTTGAATCTACCGACTCGCCCAAGTCGCTGGATTCTCTCGCCATACGAGACACTCACTTTCCGATATCGTATCAGTCTCGCATCACCATCCAATTCTGGAACAACTTTTGTACCAAAGTCAACCACAACGTCGATATCTAATGTCACTCCGTTCTCAATAATATTAGTTGCGACAATGAAGTGTTTTCTCTCAGATGTTCCATGCGTTTCGATTTCCGTTCTACCTGACTTCATAGTTCGTCCATCAACTTTCGTCACCTTGAAATTCTTTTCCAACAATAACTTGCTCAGCTGGTCCACCTCATTGTAACTTGCGACATATACCAGAATGCTATCACCCTTAGCCGTTACATCACTGTTTGACTTGGAACCCAGATTACTAACGAACTGCTGAATTGATAGATTTTCTTCTATGAGTAGTTCAACTGGTTTCTGAGTCGTGAATTCGATTTCTCGGCCTGGTGGTGTTGCTGACACCTTCAGGATTTTCCCACAGAACGCGTACTCAGACAGTAAACACCGGAATGCCATGGCGTTCGAATCATGTACATGGCATTCATCAAAAATAATGTGTTTTATTTCCTCGAGACGTTTAATATTATTTGCATAATAGTGGAGTGCAAAACCACTAGTCATGATCGTCACCGGCGCCGATCCAATATAGGTAGTGCCCCTCATGCGCAATGTTGGGTTTAGAAAGAAAGGTTCTTTTCGCAGTTGCTTATATACATTCTCCGCCAACGGTTTCGTTGGTTCTAATAGCAAAACCCCACCTTTCGCGCTCAAGTGAAATAGCAGTCCAGTTGACTTACCAGACCCAACAGCTCCGCGAACTAAGTAGTCGGTATGAGGGCCATGAGCAATCTCGTTCGCCACTGCCACTGCACTCTCTCTTGTGAATTCAATGAAATGTCCTTCCGTTCTATAATGTGGAATAACGTTATTATGCAGTAGTTGATGATTCCACCACTGCTCAAAAGTAGTTCCTCCTTGAATTGGTAGACACTCATTGTCCCCTTGGAGTTCAAAATCAACGGTTAAATTTTTCTCCTCCAGTATGTCACGTGCATCATCCAAGCTTTGAAACTTCATTGGCTCAGTCTCAACAACTCCTATTAATGTTTTCAGTTTATTTAGTATCTTATATACCACGTCGCTTCTTTCCGCGTCGAAAATCATCAAGAGTAGTGCTGAAACAGCCACTACGCGTTCAAGATTTCTCTCTCCATCTGTCTTGGCTTGGAAGATATAATCTTCGAGTTTGTATGTTCCATCAAACCACGTTAGTAGTTCAGGTGACAGACTACCAAGCCTTTCCCGAAACTCCTCAATAGTTGGCAGTATCTTTGTTTCCATCCCTAGTTCCTTGTAAATAGCTCCAGCTATCTTAGCATTACGTTCGTCAACTGAAGCTTGTTCTTTTGCTTTCAATGATTTATATTCTGCTATATGCACAAATATACTTCTATATATGGTTAATAAAAAGCCTAATACTGTTAATACATTCATAAAGTGTACCAAATCAGGAAATAAGTATTTACAATTGCCAACCATTGCGCATGTCACACGGCCAACAATGTTATACATTCTTGTTTTTGTTTTTGATTTTATTTTCTTCACACATCGCGTGAAGTTGTGCTTCATCATAGTTAAACATGCACTTAGGGAGGTGGAGTACCTGCCTATTGTACCTGTCCTGTTTTCGAGTTCCACAAACCCTAAATATTTTTTGTGCAGTTTTCTCGATTGAAATATTAATCGCAATCTTGCCCACAATGAAAGTTCGAGCCATGATGCCTCTAAATCTTCCATGTAGCTTTTTTCAAGAATTTCACTGGAATTTAATAAGTGAGCATAGAAGCCATTATCACGAAGTGCTTGATCTGATTTGTGCTCTTCATCCATTACTGTTAATGCACAAATGGCAGTGTCAATGGATTTGCATGGGAAAAACGTGTGATCAGTTGCCCTCAAGAGATGTTCCGCATTCATTTCGATTATTCGTTTTTGTTCCAGTAACACCTTGCTAACGGACACTTTAGCTGCCAATATAGACAACATTGTCATAATCTGCGCTATGTTTTGGTCTTGTCGGATCCACATTCGCGTAGCTACCTCCAAAGAACCACTATTGAACAGAGCCAACAGCACTCCTGGTGACAACACTGCTAACATAACTAAGTATGGTTCATGTGTTAGGATATCACGCATTAAATCCGCTCTGTAAATTGCTTTAATTAAAGTATTGAAATTAGTCATAACTAAATGTGACGCGACAAACTTCCCACCGACTCTATAATATTTTAATTCTGATTCCATGTCAATGGATGAGAAATTCATGAATTGGCTGACTGTGTTCGATTTTAATAAATGGTAGCCAGTGTCATACGAGCCATATGAATCTATGACGTGCATCATTTTATGTGCGTGGTCTACGTATATGCGTGGTAATTCTGCGTTAGCTGTGTCAGGGAAGAAAACAGTCAGTAATTTGCAAGTTGTTGCGACATCCATAACTGTTGGCCAGACACCAAGCTTCGGAATTATCATATCACGCACCATCTTCGTGAATGATTTAGCTTGATCTTCCCGGACGTTTATTAGCATAGCAAAGAATATGTTTATATAGCAATAACCATCTTTCGCTATATACATCTGTAGTATCTCGTCTTGGGGTAGATCAACAAACTTAGCTTCCCCAGTATTCCCAATCACTAAGTGGTGCTTCGTTGGCGATAGAAAACCACTCTCGACAGGTGTGCCATCATCATGCGTCACGCAGCAATTTTGATAAACATATGAGCCACCACGTTTACTAACGCATTCATCGGTTATGCTGTAGCTATGTACTTTCCTTCCGGCCATCTGCTGCCTGAATGTCTCTAAGTTGGTTGAAACAATAAGTTTGTCGATCGATAACTTCCTTATGCCGTTTGGGTGTCTCCTATCAACATACATTGCATAACCCTTGTCTGGATCAATTCTTTCAAAATAATTCAATAAAAATCGCTTTGCATGATAACCGCGTTGGCCCCACAGAAAGTTTCCGTTCTTATCCAACCGATTATCACACATCAGATCCGCGTTGAAGTGTGTTTTTGCTGAGGCTTTATTTCTGAATCGTGCCGTCTTTGACTCAGCTATGATGTCGGTGCGATTCTTTAAGTATCTAGTAACTTCCAGAAGATGATGTGTGGCCATCTCGAAATCAGCATTTGTGGCTTCACCACTCTTCATTAGCACGTCATTAATTTCTCGAATATGCGAAAAGGGACTCTCCTTTTTATCGAACACAATAGTATTTATTGCGCTAAAATCATCCAGATTATCATTACTAGTCGTTGTAGCTCGCTCCAAATGTGTCAGAATGTCTGGTATGTGCGTAAAGTCCTTGTAATCCGCTCTTATCTCCTCCTTCACCTTTTTAACTCGGGTCCCAATGAAACTACCATATTCAAGTCTAGTTAATCCAGTCGCCCTTGCAATGCACTTCTTACATGTGATGCGACCACAAGGATAAATGGCTTGAATTAGTAAACCGGCAACCTCTCCACACTTAGCGACACTCAAATTTGACTCACACTTATGGTCATCGTCGAAGTTTCTTGCTTGTAAAAACTTTCTATTTAGACCGTCCCAAAATTGAGTTGCTACGTCCTTGGAGAACTCTTTGATACTAAGTAAGTCTTCAACTTCCATGTAACTCCTAGCATCAATAAGTCTTCCATTTAACTTGCCACGCACAATAAAGTGTTCCGTCTCAACGCGTTGGCCGCGCAATAGTTCACCGTTATAGACGATACCACTATCACCAGGTTTGATGCTACGCATGTCCACTTCCACATCGCGATTAAACTTACGATTGTACACTCTAACAAGAGATTCAAGATTGCTTGTTCTATTCAGTTCTTGTGCTAACTTTTCGCCCCTCATGTGTGGCAAGAAGCATCGAATATACCACCTTTTACCCCTTCGTACATTTGAGATCCTTGTTCGTTTGCCTTTCTCAATCACTTCGACGGGCTTCCCGCGACTTCCAAATATTTTCAGTGTTTCATGCAATAAGTTTGCAATATCACATTCGAGTGCGCAATGGCCACGCACTGGTGCTAAAACCTTCTTCGTCTTCTTGAGAACTTCTGTGTCACGCATAAGTGTTCCAAGACTAACGTGCGGTCCGTCATCTGGAACCTCTATATGCTCTATCACATTAGGCTCAATGGTGAGATCGTTGCGCCGATTCTTCAGCCACAGAACTCTCTCTTTTTCAGCTTTGAGCTCTTTCTGAGAGAAGGCTCGTGTTGTCCATCTCCCTTTCACTTTAACGGGTTTCTGGGGACCCATCTTCTCAATGCGTTCCGCACATGCCGTTGCAAGTCTTCCGAAGGCGGTATCCATTTGTTGTTCACTTGACCTAATTTGTGCTCGGGCTTGCAGCACCCAGGCATTAGGTCCTCTCCGCACATGCACTACGCTACCACCATTCGATGGTTTCGCCATGTGTTTAGCTAGAACCATCGGCCCCTGGCTCTCTCTTCCAGTCATCTCCGTCACAATCGCTTTAGCTGCGTTGTTGTTAGCAGCGTTCGTTGTGATTGGTTTCAGTGCACCAAAGTCACCAAAGATGCAAACAGATGCGTACTGTCGCTTCTCCATGTCACTTAAAGTGTACTTGCTCGGAATTATGGGTGGTGCGCTGAGATTGTTCACCAAAGTGTTCATGATCATTGCGACTGCCATTTGAACTTCAAATTCGTTGTTGATGAAAGCTCAAATGAGTTTGTTCGAGGGTTTGTTGTTTGTTTGCAAGTGTTTCGTGTATGTTGTGTTGTTTTGTTTTATTTTT